CATAGTTGTCCGTATCTAGGCCACCAAACTCAGTAGTAATCTTGGTAACATATTCGTAGTGGTCATCTTCAATAATATTATTCTCTACTAAAGCATCCATAAGAAACTTATGCATAGGAAATGTATAGTTATCTAGGTCTTTCTTTCTTTTGTTATTAAAAAATAATTTGTAGGTTGGTTGTATTGTCTTGTACTTGGGCAGTGTTTGTACCCATTCTTTCACTGTTGCGTGGTACGCTTGCTTTACATTATTCTTTTGTATGTAATGCATAGGAAAGAAATTGTTTAGACTAACCATGAGTTCCCTTTTCTTCTCACCTCTACCTTTGCTAAATATAGGTAGTGGTAATATACCTTTGTGCTTCATTACTTTCTCCAGTCTGTTCGCCAAAGTCTTGGGTTAGTTTCTTTCTTTTTCTTTTTTAGTTCTAGGTACAACTTGGAAGTCCCATCCATGCGGACAAGACCCCAAGTTGTTTTAGCTTTAGTCTTTGAGCTCATCGACTATATCTTTGTCGAGTAGTCTCCAGATTATGACAGCTGCGATTATGCCAGCCAGTCCACCGTTTCCTAAAGTCCAAACTATGCCCAGTATAGAGCCGATTACATCTCCGGTTAGGAATGCTACCTTTGGTCCAAAGATAATCTGCAGTATAATAGACAGGCTAATTAGTTTGATACCAACATCTATCGCACCATCAGCTCCGTTCTTGATTTTATCTAACATCTTTACTCCTTTCTTTTAGTTTAACATCTATCGCCTTGAGGATTTTCTCTATCTTTTTTTCTAGAGCAGGCACCTCTACCTTTTCTTTCCATAGCTTCCGCATTAGACTTACTCTCATATGTGCCAACCTACACACAAAGTATCGTGTGGTGGATTACAAGTTAAATGTCTTTGCTCTTCCATCTTGTCATGTAATGTACTGCATCCTGCCAGTGTAATAACAACAATCTGTAAAGCTATTATTAATATTATAGTATTCATTCTATTTCTCTTTCTTCTTCTACCAAGTCAACTAACTCACATACACTACCAGTACAGGCCAGTGTCTTAGTTCCTACAGTAGTATCTGTTAATTCATATTCACTAATCAAATCCCAGTCAACAGACTTAGGCATTTTCTTAGCAAGCTCGTTGTATTCTTTCTTGGTACAGTCTTCATAAGGTGCTTGCTGGTATGAATGGTCTGAGTGTGGCAAGAAACTAACTCCACTTACCTCATCAAAATGTTCATACACCCATGCACCTACCTGCATCCATTCGTGTTCTCTTACACTGACCGTAACACTAGGCTTATGCTCACAATAATGTCTCTGGTATATGAGCCATAGTTCTAGCTGTTCAATAGCAGTCCTCTCATTCCTAAGCACAGCACCCTCTGGTGCTTTCATTGGGAAAGTAAAGACCTTGACACTATTAGGTTTCATTACATCAGCTTCACAAGGGATGCCTTGGTCCTCCATTAACTGTGCAATAGGGTCCTTAGCATCTGCTCTTACTCTTCTAAAGTAATAGTCGTTATGTCTAGTGTGTATACCACTAGCACTGTCAACTAACTGACTGACTGTGCCACTGGGTTTAATGGCTGTGGTTGCAGTAGCTTGGTTAATGCCTAGTAGTTCTGACCAATGAGCATTAATTTCAACTACTTCTTTTCTAACTTTCTCAAGGAATTTGGGTAAGACTTCCTTGTCCACAGAACCGTTCATAAAACTATTGTCCATTATACCAGTTAATGAGACTCCTAATAAGGATTCTTCTTCTGTATTTTTAACCCACTTAGGTCGAAGTCTTTTAATGTTTGTAAGACTTGCTTGAAACGTGCCCAGTATGGTGGCTAATCTTGCCTTACGGAGTATATCTCTTTGTGTGTCTTCTGCCCGTACTACTATCTCTGTTAAGTTACAAAACTGGCCATCTCTGAGGATGATTTCACTGCAAGGATTACATCCAAAGTCATGGTCTGTGTCACGTCTGCCTACAGATGCTACTTGTTTAATTGCCGCTTCTCTATTAAAAATGCCACGCTCACCTGACTTGGACTCGTACAAAGAAGTCCACTCTTTCATAAAGATTCCTATGTCTGGCTTCTCTGTATAACATACACTATTGTTACTAAGTGCCATCTCTGGAGTGTCTGACCACCACTGTCCAGACTTAGCATTACGCATACGTTCATCAGTCAAATTACTGAGGGAAATCAATGCACTACGTCTAACGCCACCTACCACTACAACCTCTGCAATCTTACACATCATGCGATGACACTCATAACTTGTTAGCTTTCTACCTACTGCATCCTTAAATAAATTAGTAGCAAAATTAAACAGGTCAAGCAATGGCTCTGGTCCACTAGCCCTGCCACCAAATGTCTTAAGCCTTGAGCCCTTTGGTCTTATCTTTGAGAAGTCCCACTTAGGCATCTCACCATCATACAGGTATGTAATAAGTTTACGGAAAGCAGACTGCCATCCCTCTTTGCTATCCTGTACAACAATGACATCATCAACATCTACCATCTCTTCTGGTACCTCTGGTAGCTTGGTAACAAACTGTCTCTCTACACTAAAGCCTACACCAGTACCATGCATCAATACATATAGGGCCTCATCAAATGACTTGGGGTGGTCAACACTTAGATAAGCACAATTGTATCCAGCTATATTATTATCTTCCAGTGCCTTACCTGCTGTCATCAAAGCTCTCATGCTTGGCATAACTTCTAGATTACATACTGCATCCTCTAATATCTTTCTTGTCTTAGGTATTAGCTCTTGGTTAGTATTCTCTTTCAAGTGTACTTCCATAAAGTCAAAGTACCTAGCTACTGTTTCTTTCCATGTCTCTCTTCTATTCTTTTCTGGTAGCCATCTAGCATATCTGCTCAGTGCTATAAAATTTTGGTAATCATTTGGTAGTGTATTCATTCTTCATCCTCTAGTGGTGCGATTTCAATGTCAACCATTTTTTCGCCTTGTTCATCGTAGTAATCATAATACTTTAGTCTTCCATTCCTGTGTAACAACACAGCAGTAGTAATACCTTTCTCATATGATTGTTTGTTTGTAAAATATACAGTAACAGCTCCTGCTATTATTAGTACACTACATATTATTATATATTCTATTCCCATTTATATCTCCTCAAAATCTTCTAGAAATCTATCTTTCTTTTCTATCAGTTTATTTTCAAATGCATCTAGTAAATCCTCTGGCTCTATCTCTAACTCATCACATATAAGACAAGTGTCATATGTCTTTGCAATGTAAGCCTTTAACTCTGGTAGCTGTTTCAAAAGCTGGCTCCTGTATTGTCAACAAAATAATTAGTTATCTTGCCAGATGGGATAGGCTTGGCTATTAGACTACCATAACAGTCTTCTTTAAAGCCACAGAATGAGCAAGTCATACATAACTTTTCCTCACCATTCTTAGTTAAAGTAGTAGCATTAGCTATTCTCATTGGCGGTGTATCAGATTCCATCTTATCTTTTAAGTCAACAATAAAAGTATCTACATCTTGTTCAAGCTCTTGCTTACATAACTTAAGAGTTGATTTGTTTTTATTTAAAGCTAGGAAATACCCATGCTCTCTGTTGTCATTCTTACCATAAGCTGATAGCTGTTTAATGTATCCAAAGCCATCATCCTTTATACCTGTCTCAGTAAATTTGTTATCCCAAGACCAAGCACTCGCTGTCTTTATGTCCACTAGCTCACCATCAATAGTACAGTCCTGTGAGCCATTGACACCCTCAACAGTATGTTTCTTCTGTTGGTCCTCGACAGTGTGTCCTGCTAGTTTTACCAAGGCCACTAGCACAGCCTCGAGCACATGACCTTGTAAGAAAGTCAAGTACACATTACCATCTATCTCTTCTGGTGTGTATCCCTTAACTCCATACCATTGTGCTCTTTCACATCTTCCTATACCAGACATTCTTAGCTCGCTCTTCTGCTCGTATGGCTCAAATGCATTCTTAATTGCATCCTCTACCTCACGACCTGCTTGCATAGCTATAGAACTTAAGTCTCCAGAGTATTCCTTTGACTTCATTACTTCATACACATCTGGTATTAATGTATGAATACTTTTACTGGGGCTCAGCATTGAGCTCTTAGATACTTTCATTCTTTTCTCCCTTGTTATAATCCCTTATTAAACGGTCTAAATACCACTTAGCTTTTTCTAGGTCCTCTAGTCCGTTCTTCATTCTGTATCGAGTGACATATTTTACCACATTGCCCTCAAGAAAACTCATGTTCTTTGAGGTAATATAATCAATACATTCTATACCCTGTGTGTAATGCTCTGGGTTAATTTTGTCTGGGATTCTGTGTTCATTCCAGTCAACCTTAAATTCATTAGTGCGTTTCATTCCAGCTCCTCCCTATTTTATACTCCCCAGTTATTGGACAGTTTAGTTTATAATAATTTGTTGTCTCTTGCATAGCATCTACAATAAGCATACCAATATAGTCTGCATCATTTGGATTACATTCAATCTGAATTTCATCATGGATGACACCAATCTGTTTGTACTTTAGACCCTCGTACTGTGCAAGCCCATGAAAAATATCCCAAGCTCTCTTGGCTATGATTGCACCAGCACTCTGGAGCAGGAAGTTAAGGGATGCATGCTCACTCCTAACCCTAATTTTCCTGCCATCCAGTGCATTTAGGTATCCTTTATCGGATGCCTTACCCACCCTGTATCTTAGTTTCTTTAATGCTGGTGTGTTATTCAGGAAGTTTTCTTTTAATTCCTTTCCCTCTGCTACACCACCGCCTGCAATACTACCTATCTTTTTATCTCCTGCACCATACAAGAATGCATAGATAAATGTCTTGGCCTTATCCCTTGTATCCAGACCAGCTGACTTTTGATTGGCAGAGTGTATATCACCAGTCAATATTTCTTTTGTATAGTTCTTGTCATTCATATAGTGTGCTAGACATCTAAGTTCCAGACCAGATAAGTCAGCACCCACCAGTACCTTATCCTCTGGCACAGTAAATAATGCTCTCATCTCTGGACCATACTCTTTACCACTGGCTGTAACCTGCTGTAAATTAGGATTACTACTAGACATACGGTGTGTGACAGTGCCCATAGTATGAACTCGACTGTGTATCCTACCAGTTCTTTCGTCTAGAGCATCTAACCATCCCTTAATCTGGCCCTGTCTTTTCTGTAGCATTAAGTATCTAGCTATCAGCTGTGCCTCTGGAATATCCACATCCTTAAGTGTGGACTCATCCACCTTAGGCTTACCAGTCTCTGTAAATATGCTAGGCTTCCAACCATAATGCATAAGATGTCTGCCTACCTGTTGTCTGCTACCTAGATTTAATTCTGGATAAGTCCAATACCCATAGTCCTCGTCATCATTAGTATAACAACCAAGGTCCACCTCATCTTGGTAATACTTAGACCTCCTACCATCTGCATTAAATCTATTTTCTACTGGTTTCTTACTGACCCAGACAGGTAAGGGTGCAAAAGTCTTATGTACTTCCTGCTCTGCTTTTCTTAGGTCTTCATTAACTCTTTGTTGTAAATGCATAGCACCATGCTCATCAAATAGCCATCCATTTTTCTCTTGTATTGAGCATTGTCTTTTAGTAGAATACTCTAGTTCAATAGCATCCTTGCTTAATCCTTTCTGCATTAGTATCTTGTATACCTTGCTAGTTATTTCTGCATCTCTAAGGCAATACTCTACCATCTCTGTGCTGAGCTTGGACCAGTCTTCATGGTCCCCCTTAGGATAGTCTAGGTACTCACCCCAACTAGCTAAGGAATGTCCTCCCTCTCTTTTAGGGTTGTCTAGCTGACTCAGTAAAAGAGTATCGTGTATAAAGACATCCTTAAAATTTATGCCCCAAAGTTCTTCCAGCACAGGAACATCAAAAGCTATACCATTGTGAAAGACTAGGGTATGACATATGCTTCTATCCTCCAGCCACTCCTTAAACTCCTCGGCCTTATAAAATACTTTTGTCTTTTGAGTGTATGTGTTATGCACACCCACGCACCAGATTGTAGTAGCCTCGATACCATCAGTTTCTATGTCACAACTAAAAGTCTGAGGCATCTGACCCTCCCATATCTGGATTGATTCCTTTCTCTAATCTGGCAGTCTCTGGATTAAAGTAGGCCCATCCAGCCTCACCAGTCTGTCCAGTTCTTCTTAGCTTAGGTACCCTTATCCTTGTTGAGTTCTTTGTGTACTCATCCTCAGCCAGCTTATCCCTAGAGAATAATATATTTGTATGGCAAGCCTGTGGTATTGCTCCACTACCTTTCACATCATATTCGCTAATCTTGTGAGGATGAGAGCCATCGTCTGGCTTTCTAGTATGTGTACTTAGTATCACTGCACACTTGGTCTCTTTACATAGCTTAATGAATCTGTCCATAACCTCTTCGATATTCTCGTTGCTTAAATTCTTGATTGCAGTATGCAATGGGTCAACCAGAATAATACCACAATTCAATCCCTTTACAAAGTATCTTATCTTAGAAAACATTTCATCAATATCAATACTACCACCGCCATCATTATGTA